GGAGGCTTTACAAAGAGTCTCCAACGCCTTTATTGATGCGTCCCTGTACAAAGATGATAGGGATGTCACTGACTTGGTTGGTATGGTTAAATTGTTTGGCGAGTTGGCGAAAGTGCAGGGTTGGAATGCACCTATCGAAACAAAGAATGAGACAAAAACAACCGTAGTTGATGCGGCAGCGTTAAAAGTCGCACAACAAGAAATAGACAAGAAGGTGCGCGGATTATGACAAGTTACTCGGCGTTAGTGGAGGCAAAAAAAAATTTGTTGTTAGGCAGCTACCTGTATTTTATCAGTTATTTTTTTGGTATCGTCGAGAAGGCGCAATTTATTATTAGCAAACATCATATTTTGGTGGCGGACACTCTAAATGATGTTTTACGCGGCGACATTCGACGTTTAATTATAAACATACCACCAGGATACAGTAAAACAGAAATGGCCGTTATCGGCTTTATTTCGTACTGTATGGCTAAATACCCACACTCACGTTTTATTCATTTATCATACTCCGACTCATTGGCTCTGCTAAACTCCCAAAAAATCAGGGACATTGTTTTGTTAGATGAGTTTCAAGAATTGTGGCCACTCCAAATAAAACATGACACTAGATCAAAGAAGCGGTGGAACATTGCAGAATACGGTGGTGGAGTTTACGCGACGTCCACTGGCGGGCAGATTACCGGTTTTAGAGCTGGCAGGCCAGGCTTCGATGAGTTCAACGGCGCGATAATTATAGACGATCCTCTAAAAGCTGATGATGCACACAGTGACATAGAGCGCAATAACGTCAATAGTCGTTACAACAATACGATCAATTCGAGAACGTTTGACAGAAACACACCTATTATTGTGATAGGCCAGCGATTGCATGAAGATGATTTATGCGGTTTTTTGCTGAATGGCGGAAGTGGTGAAAAGTGGCATCATTTGAATTTACCGGTAATGATTTAGGGTGAACTATGAAAAAATTTATGTATTCTATCTTATGGTGTTTTTTGTTGTTGTATGGTCTTTTGTTTTTGGGTGAATTTTATTTGGGATCAAAACAAGTTTATGACTCGAGTTCTGTTTATGATATCAGGACGTATAGAGTGCGTAAGACATGGTTTTTAAACACACATATACTCTATGACCCGGAATCTAAAGTTATACATTTAACAGAGTTTCAAGCGATGAAGCGCCGTCACACGAACTTACCGGTTGCGCCAAGATTTTAAAATGATATGACTCAATACACACACGCGATACCGATTGAATTTGATTTCGAACCAGGACCACTTTGGCCTTTCAAGCACAATGAGGGGGAAATTGAGTTTTTAAAAACTGACCCTTACGTTTTTTCTGCTCAATACATGCAAGAACCTGCACCGAAAGGTGGTGGAATTGTAAAGTCAAGTTGGTGGCGTGAGTATGATGTTTTGCCTTATCTGTATACTAAAATAATTACAGCGGATACAGCGCAGAAAACAAAGGAGTACAATGATTTTAGCGTTTTCCAATGCTGGGGGTTGGGAGACCTTGGGATTTATTTGATTGACCAGATTCGCGGGAAGTGGGAGGCACCGGAATTGCTGAGACAGGCAAAGAACTTTTTTAATAAGCATAACATAAAAGGGCAGCCAGTCAGCGGGTTTTATGTAGAGGATAAATCGAGTGGTACAGGTTTGATACAAACGTTACGTAATGAGTCAACTATACCGATAATAGAGGTGCCACGTCACAAAGACAAAGTTACGCGAATGCATGGAGTTGTAAGGTACATTGCGAGTGGTCGTGTGTTTCTGCCGGTAGGTGTTGACTGGTTGAGTGATTATATACTAGAATTTAGTAAATTTACTGCGCTACTCAACCACAAACATGACGACCAGATTGATCCGACAATGGATGCTATAGAAATATTACTAATTGATGGCGTGACAAGTAGCGAAGACTTCGCCTCAATATACACAACACCCTCAACAACCTACGAAGGGGATTTTTAACTATGGGATTGTTTAAATTTTTTCAGAAAACTGAGGAGCCGAAAACCGCGCCACAACAAAATGAAGTCGCGTGGGGTGAATCTGCGTTTATGAACAATGGAGGCGGGTTCGAGCAGTACAATCCTGATATGTTGGCCAGCAAAAAAGGCGCTGGCATCTATAAAAAAATGTTGTTGGATTCTCAAGTTAGTGCAGTCTATAATCTGATTGTTAACATTATCATATCACGCCAAGGTATTTTTGAAAAACGAAATGATGATCCTATCCAGGATGAAATTATTGATTTTTTCAATCATCAAATTAAGATAAGTCTCAAAGGCACATGGATAAAGGCGTTGAAGACTATCATGTTGGGCAAGGCACAAGGTTTTTCAGTCAGTGAAAAAGTTTGGGATACAGAAGAAATCGACGGGAAACCCTATTGGGTTGTTAGGAATATAAAAACCAAACCTTACGACACTTTCCAGTTTGTCGTTGATGATTACGACAATGTGAAATCATTGATGCAGGACCAAAATGGTCTTACAAAAAAATTAAATCCAGATAAATTTATTATTTTTGTCAATAACCCAGACATTGACCCGGTGTGGGGAAGTTCGGATTTAAAAGCTGCCTACAGACCATACTGGATTAAAGACACTGTATCAAAGTTTGAGGCAATTTGGATGGAGCGTATGGCCGGAGGTTTCGTGCTGGCAAACACAAAAGACAACGCTCCAAATTTAGACGCAACACAGCGCGCAGCATTCCAAAATGTTTTGTCTCGTATACAAAAATCAACGTCTATCTGGGCACCGAAGGGCGTTGAGTTAGACGTTGTAAACGCGCAGGACACCCAGGCTTTCGATAGGTGTATTGTGAGACAGAATAGAGAAATTGCCAAAGCTTTACTGGTGCCCAATTTGTTAGGGTTTTCGGAGGAAGGTTCTTTTGGATCACGCGCATTAGGAGAAGTACAAAAGGAGGCGTTTTTAAACATTGTGAAAGAACAGGGCGACTATCTGGCCGACGTTGCTAACGAACAACTTTTTTCTCAGCTATCGATACTTAATTTTGGTGAACCTAACCACCCGTTATATAAATTTGAGGACTTTACCATTGCCGACCGCCGAGCGATAGCTGATGCATGGACTAATGCAGTTGAAAAAGGGACGGTACTTAATACATTTGAGGACGAGCTACGCACACGTGAACTCCTAGCATACGAACCGCGGGAAGAAGAGGCGGAGTCTGTTACTATTAAAAGTGGCGATAATCAGGAGCCGGTTGAAAATAGTGAGCGCGTTATAAAATTCAAAGAAGAAAAAAATTATATTAATCGTGTTGATTTTAAAGAGGTGGGTAGGACATTTGACAACAATGAAGCCAAGTTTAGTAAGGAGTTGAGCGTTGTTGTTGATAAAATTTTTGCTGAAATAGATGCTGTTAATCAAAAGATCATTACAAATCTACCAGCGGACCGCGCTAAGATTAAGTATGATAAAATAGCAGAAGAAATTCAGTCATCTATTTCAGCAAAATTAATGAGTGAACTTAAGACAGTTATAAAAGACAATTTAAATATTAATTACGACGATGGCCGATCCCAGGCGCAAAAGACTATTAAAAACATTGTTAGCGACTTGCCCGGCGATGTTAGGCAGCGAATCAACTTGAGTTGTGCCACTTCACAGAAATTGGCCTGCAAAGCAGATGATTGGAGCGTTCGACATTTTATTGATGGTATTACGCTACAGACCATACAGAACTGGGTTAAACAAAAATCGTTTAAAATTACTGGTGATATTACTAGCAGCATGTTAGCAAGCGCCGAGCAAGTTGTGATTGACGGTATTACAAATGAGCAGTCTTACCGAGAAATTACAGACAACTTGCGCGAAGTGTTAGGCGGTTTTTTGGGCACACCTAACGCTGACGGTGTGGTGACTGATAAAGCGAACCGTGAACGGCTTGAAAATATAGCTCGGACGAATATCACAAATATTTTCAACCAGGCGCAGCTCGCTGTTTATGCGGCTCCAGAGCTTGGCGACTTCGTTGACGGTCTTGAGTATTCGGCGGTGCTGGATTCGCGGACTACTGAATTTTGCAGGTCGTATGACACTAGAAAATTTAGGCGCAATGACCCGATATGGGGGACCATTACACCACCCAATCATTTTAAGTGCCGGTCTATTATGTCACATATCACTATTTTTGATCAATGGGCACCATCGAAGCCATTGAGCATTGAACCTTCACCAGGATTTAGATAATGACCCTAAACAAAGAATCAATTGAATACATAACGCGCTATCGAACAGGTAGAGAGCTGGTTGAGCGCGTTTACGGTGGAACGCGTACCAGGATGCTTGATTATATTCACAAGTACAGAATTTTATTCAAAAATGGCGATATCGATGCAGCGACAAGATGCGGCGAGCTGGCTATTGCTCAACCCTCCATGGGATTCGCCAGGATAGCATATGCAATTGACACATATGGACGACCAGAAATTGAAGCTTGTCTGTTGGCGCATGGCCCCGTGAAAATTGAAGACATGGAGGCCGACACGTTGCCATTTATTGAGTATTGTAACGAATTAAAATTGAGGATCGAAACAGGTGAATCGTGGGATAGTGTTTTAACAGAGCTAGAGAGTAATTTAGAATATGAAGCAAAGAAATGGCGCTTTCCACTCCCGCCAAATTACTTAGACATTTGGGGAAAATAAATGCCAACTGTAACAATCAGTGATAACTCAACGGCAGACTATAGCGGGACAGATGATGTGTCAATGTGGGACACATCCAATCATGGTGGTGATGCTTTTTGGTTTATCGGCAGTTCGAGCTTTTATTGTGTTGTTGTTAGATTCACAGGATT